TTGAACAGTATTGGTTTAATTAGTGCAATCATTACATTGATGGTGTGTCTAAATCTGGGTCATCTTTTTTGACAAAACGTCCGTTCTCGTCTCGTTTTGCTTTTGGTTTTCTTTTCTTTGCAGCTGCTTCACGTGCTGCTATCAGTTCTGAAATAGTGCTCATTTTTGCCAAAATTTGTTTTTCTTTTTAGGTGGTTGCAGGGCAGATATAGGTACAATATCTTGGCATAATACTTTCATCTTTGATTGAGGATGATGAGTAAAGCCACGTTGCATTAGTTCTGCACATTTCAACGCACGGACTAGCTCGTAGTCTAGTCTCATTTTTTGTTCCTGACGTTCAGCTATTTTCTTACATAGTTTATATCCACTCTTATCAAGCGGAACCATAAAATTAACTTGAAAGCCCCAGTTCTCATTTAGTTGATAACTAGAAGGATATAGATCCCTTGAGTCTTCATCATGTGAATAAGGGTTTGTATGGCTACCCATGTAGAATGGGCTAAATGTCATGGTAGACCCATTGCATTGTATGTTAGGGCCATATACCTGACGTGACGACGCACCGTTGTTTTGAAACTGCACGGCTTGGTTCGTCACATTACCCGTAGCAGCAGCTACAGGATTTGAATTGTTGTGAGTCTCTCCTTCAGCTAGTACTGGACTGCTTATTGTGAGAAGACAGAGTAGGAGTTTGTGGTAGAGTTTATTGTATAATCTGTTGTGATATCCCATTTTTCTATAATTCCAGCGGCTCTAGTTGTTGTTTCCATCTGCCACGCTTTGGTATCATCTTTAACAGAAAAAGTAGTATCAGCAGCGGTGATGTTTCCTGATGGGGTTACATTAGTACCTGACCAAGTTTTAACAGCAGCTCCCATTACCTCTTTTTTCGTAACTTCCTTTATAGTTTGAGTGGTAGTTGTTGTGCTTGTCATCGACCCTGTAGTAAACTGAGGGGTGACAGTATTAGCTCTTGCTACTGCGGGTGATAACAGAGCTAAGAGTATGATTAGATTTTTCATACTTTTGGTTGTTTGTCTTTTTCGCCTTTTGTTCTACCTGTAGACAGCCCGAAAGTTGCTAGGGCTCCCGTAAAAATCGAAGCCACGAACGTGATGTCCGATGATGCTCCAGTCTTTTTAACCATAGGTAGCTCTACGTAGTTTAGTGTAATGATAAAACCAGACCAGATAACTACGCCTAGACGCACCATGGCTCCTAGTATTTGCATCTGTTCGTCATGGTCATCTACATTCTCTTTGATTTTTCTGAGGATGCCTTTCTTTTCTGGCGGTTTTGTTTCCATTTGTTAATCTTGCCTTGTAAGAACTTTTGTATTCTTTCCTTTAACGCTTTAAATACAGGTTGTGTAACAGTCGTAGCTGCTACAGCTGTAACTGCTGTAACAGACGCAGCAACTAAGACTTCTTGCGATGGTAAAGGGATACTAGGTAAGGGTGGGAAGTGTATTTTAGGTGGCGGGTTTTCCTCTGTCCGCACCTCTTCTGTGCCTTCGGGTCTTCGTAAATCGCTCGGAGGTACGACCAAAGGTTTATATGAGGGAACATCAGCTGTAGGTAAGGGTATTTCCACCGTTTCGATGGTAAACGGTGAAGGTAGTTGTATATTAGGAATAGAGTTTCTTTCCATCAACAATAGCTTTATCTATTGCAGTAAAATCTTCGCCAGTCCAAATAGATGTTGTTCCATCTAACTTTTTGTAGCCCTTAATAATTTCAAGGTGTTCTACATTACGTTGGATTTTTTCTTTCCATTCTGTTTCTGTTTCCTCTTCAGTTTTAGCGACTCCTATTACAGTAACGCTATCACCGGCAGCAGCAAAGATCGCTGCAATTTCTGTGCTTGTTAGTTCTTGCATTGTTTAAAAATAAATAAGTGTTTAATGTACAGTTTCTAATGCCTGTACTTTAGTGGACAATTCCTGTACTGCTTTAACTAAAATTGGAATAAATCTTCCATAAGCAGCTTCTAGTTTATCTGGATTTTCTTTAGATACAGCATTAATATATTCGTTTTTAGAACCTAATGCTTCATCTAATTCTTGTGCTATAAACCCAAGTTCTGATTTACCATCTTTTTCGTTTGGCTCACGATTTGCCCATGTAAATTTAACAGGTCTAAGTGTATTTAATAATTCCAGTCCGTCTGGTGAGTCAATAATATCTGTTTTATCTCTTCCATCAGATAAAGAGCTTATTGTTTGAACTGCACATCTTAATGCTGTAATGTTTGTATCTCCAAGAGTGACTTCGTTAGTTGCTGTTGCACCAGAAGGTCTTGCAAGACGACCAAGACATGTATTATTACTTCCAGAAGTTAAGTTATCGCCAGCATCCATACCTATAGCTGTGTTGTTAGCTCCAGTAACATTATGCAAAGAGTTAAAACCAACTGCTGTATTTTGATTGCTAGTTTGATTATCTTTTAAAGCATTACCACCTACTGCTACGTTCGAGTGTCCTGTAGTATTAGAACTTAAAGCTATGTGTCCAACTGCTGTATTATCACTAGCCGTAGTATTTAATAATAAAGCACTATTTCCTATTGCAATATTATTAGACCCTTCAGTATTTGCACCTAAAGAATTTATACCTACAGCATTGTTTGAGTTACCAGTGGTGTTAGCATCTAAAGCAGTAGCACCTACAGCTGTATTTGAAGTTCCAGTTGTGTTTTTATCTAATGCGTCATGTCCTACAGCAGTATTATTTGATGCAGTAGTATTAGCAGACAACGCTCCATTACCTATAGCTGTATTGTTACCTCCAGTAGTGTTTAAAGTTAACGAGACATGACCCAATGCTGTGTTTGATCCTCCTGTGGTATTTGCATCAAGAGATTCAGAACCTACAGCTACGTTACCTGTTCCTGTTGTGTTAAATTCTAAAGAATTATAACCTACAGCAGTATTAGACGATCCTGTTGTACTTCTTTGTAAAGCACTTTTTCCAACAGCAGTACTTTGTGAAGCAGTAGTGTTTGCTCCTAAAGCAGATCTACCCACGGCAGTATTGTTAGATCCAGTTGTATTAGCATCTAAGGCATTATTACCAATACCTACATTGTCTCCCCCACTTGTATTTGCAGACAAAGCATTATAACCAATACCCATGGTATTATCTGCTGTGTTGTTAGGGCAAGCAAAAAATCCAATAGCTGTAACACCGTTACCGCCAGTACCACCAGCATCTCTTCCAATAAAGACACTCTGTCCGCCAGAGTTGTAAGATGCACCAGCGTTATATCCTATAGCTGTGTTATTACTATCAGTTGTTACCTGTTCTAAAGCTTGAAAACCAACAGCTGTGTTTCTTGTACCAGTAGTATTAGCAGTAAGAGCTTCATAACCGACTGCTGTATTGTTATCAGCAGTAGTATTAGCATCTAACGCTAAAGCACCGACAGCTACGTTCTTAGTTCCAGTTGTATTTGCTAATAATGCGTCGTTTCCAACAGCAGTGTTATTGCTGGCTTCGTTGTTAAGTAAAGCGGAACTTCCTACTGCTACGTTTTGTTGACCTGTAGTAACGGTAGTTAATGCTTTTCTACCAAAAGCAGTATTTCTAATACCTGTAGTATTAGCACTTAATGCTTGATAACCAACGGCTGTAACTTGATTAGCAGTTGTACTTGCATCTAATGCTTCAGTACCTACAGCGGTGTTCTCAATTCCGCTTGTGTTAGAAACTAAAGCGTCTTTACCTACAGCAGTATTATTACTTCCTGTGTTATTACGTAACGAAGAATCTCCAAGTGCTGTATTACCAGCACCTGTGGTAGTATTCTGCAAAGCTAAAGCACCAAAACCTGTGTTATGATTTCCAGTGGTAGTATTTTGCATTGTTGCATAACCAACGGCAGTGTTTTGACTACCAGTTGTGTTGGCTGATAAAGATGCGTAACCTACAGCTGTGTTTGCATTTGCCGTTGTATTAGCATCTAAAGATCCAGATCCTACAGCAACATTATATTGACCAGTTGTATTTGCTAATAATGCTTGATAACCTACTCCTGTATTTTGATCTGCTGTAGTATTATTATATAACGCCATGAATCCTAGACCTACGTTATATTCACCTTCTGTATTGCTGAACATACAGTCCGCACCAATAGCTGTGTTCTGGTCAGCAACACTTTGAGATGTTAATGCTCTATAACCTACAGCAGTATTATTATGCCTTGTGGTATTAGCGTCTAAAGCACTAGCACCTATAGCTACGTTACTAGTACCTGTTGTGTTTGTTAATAAAGCATTAGAACCTACAGCTACGTTATTACTTGCAGTTGTACTATTTAGAAGTGCGTTATTTCCAACACCTGTGTTACCAGCACCAGATGTATTGGTTTGTAAAGCTCGCCTTCCTAATCCAACGTTATTACTACCTGTGTTATTCTGTAAACTTTGATATCCAACACCTACGTTATCTGTACCAGTTTGGTTTGCTTCTAAAGCTTGCATACCCACAGCAGTATTATAATTTCCAGTTGTATTACTTTCTAGTGCTTGAGCACCGAGTGCTGTTCCACCTGTTGCAGTAGTGTTTGCTGTTAAAGAAGCATTACCAACGGCAGTATTATTGCCTGCTGTAGTATTTGCATCTAGTGCATCATGCCCAACAGCAGTGTTAGTAGATCCAGTTGTATTAGCAACTAAAGCTCTATGACCAACAGCTACATTGCTACTTCCAGAAGTGTTTGCATATAAAGTTGAGTCTCCAACTGCTACGTTTTGACCAGTGCCATCAGTTTGAGCCTGTAGAGTGTATGAACCAACTGCTACGTTACCAGAAGATGTAGTATTAGAATCCATAGAATCAAATCCTATAGCTACATTTTGTCCTCCAGTTGTGTTTTGTTCTAGAGATCCAAACCCAACAGCAGTGTTGTTAGCTCCAGAAGTATTTGTTGTTAGTGCTTTTTTACCAATAGCAGTATTATTTCCACCGCTAACTGAAGCATCTAAAGCACTTTCTCCAAGAACAGTGTTACCAGCTACAGAGTTTGCACCTTTACCAACCGTAACACTATTAAATATTACGTCTCCACTATGACCGGCTTCCTTCATTAAAGGAGTACCGCCAGCAGTACTTCCGTCGTGAACAACGAGTACTTTCTTTGTTGTGTCTACAGTTACCTCTCGAGTAACACCTGTAAACGAATTATGTTCAGAAGTTGTACCACCTCTGAGTTGTAATTGATCCGGCATTTGTTTAAATTCCTCCTAAGTTAAAAGTTCCCGATCCTTTTGCAAGTGATACTCTATTAGCTGCAATATTTTCTGTTGAAAAAGCTGCACCTGATATACTGAGACCACCTAAGTCTATTGAGTTTGAGCCAGCGGATGCTGTATACAAACTGTTAAAAGCTGCTGTTGCAAACTTTGCTACTTCTACAGCATTTTCAGCAATACCTTGAAAAACACTTCCATTGTATATTCTTAGTTGTTTAGTATTACTATTGAAATATAAATCTCCTTCTGTTACTGAGTTACCTAAAGAATCACTAACTGGATCTGAACTAAGTTGACCTAAGTAAAGAGCTAAAAAATTATTTAAATAATTAGATGCGTTAGTAACATTCGTAATATTTGATCCAACAGTATTAACGTTTGATATTGATCCAGCTACTGTATTAACGCTTGCTATATTTGAAGCTGTAGTATTTACATTTCCAATACTTCCAGCAACTAAACCTATATCTGTTTGATCGTTAGCAACTGTCGTTACGTTACTACTGATGCCAGCAACTGTTGTTACGTTTCCGGATATTCCAGCTACAGTGCTTACATTAGATGATATACCAGCAACA